GAGACCAGCTTGCTGCGCAAAAACAGCAAGATACTACTAAACCACAGGAAAAAAAGGAAACTAAATAATGGACGCATCTGACGTTTTAGTTCAACAACTAGACGATAAAGTGCAGCAGTTGCAAGAAGCAGTAAGCTCTGGAAGGGCAGAAACCTTCGAAGAGTATAAAAAAATGTGCGGCGAGATTCGAGGTCTGCTGATTGCACGTGGCTATATATTAGACCTTAAACAAAAAATGGAGAACTCTGATGAGTGAAATCCTTATTGGCTCAAACCCCAATAAACCGGAAATAGTAGGAACATACAGTTTTACCGCTTCAAACGAAGAAAAAGCGCAGCAGCTTCCCAATCCTTCTGGATACCGTATTCTTTGTGCCATACCTGAAGTTGACGAAGAATATGAAAGTGGGATATTAAAATCAGGAGATACCATTAACTACGAAGAAAAGCTCGCAACTGTGCTTTTTGTAGTAGATGTTGGTGTTGATTGCTATAAAGACGAAAAGCGCTTTCCCAGTGGCCCTTGGTGCAAGAAAGGTGATTTTGTCATTGTCAGACCAAATGCTGGCACAAGGCTTTTGATCCATGGGCGTGAATTTCGCATGATTAATGACGATTCTGTCGAAGCAGTTGTGCAAGATCCACGTGGTATTAAACGAGCATAAGGAGCTATAAATGACTAAATTTGAAAAAGAAGAATTTAAATTCCCTGATGAACAAGATAAGGGTAAACCCGTAGAAAACACGGATTCCGAGTTTGACATCATCATTGAGGACGACACCCCTCCAGAGGACCGGGATAAAAAACCGATGCCTGAAGAAATCGTTAAACAACTGGAAGACGCTGATGAAGATGCAGAAGACCCAGACCCCAAAAAACAAAAAACCCGCCTAAAGCAATACAAAAAAGTATGGAATGATGAGCGTCGGGCTAAAGAAGCGGCAACTCGGGAACGAGAAGAAGCCATTAATTTAGCTAAACAAGTAATGGAAGAAAACCGCCGCCTCAAGCAAACCCTTAACACTGGCGAAAGAAGCTATATTGAAACAGTACAAAACGCAACTACTCTAGAACTAGAAATGGCTAAGCGGGAGTACAAAGAAGCACTTGATAGTGGTGATGCCGAGCGGATTGTTGAAGCACAAGCTAAAATGCAAGATGCGGGTTTTAAAACACAACAAGCAAAGAATTTTAGGCCGACTCCTTTACAAGACGACCAAAATGAGGTACAACTACAACAAGTAGAACAACAGCAACGACCCAAGATTGACGCCAAAACGCAAGATTGGTTGGACCAAAATCCATGGTATGGCTCTAAAAAGGCTATGTCAAACTTTGCTGTAGGTATACATGAGGAATTAATTGATGAGTATGGACAGAAGTATGTTGGTACTGATCAATATTTCAAACGCATTGACAAAACAATGCATAGTAAGTTTCCAGAGTACTTTGAGTCTTTGGAAGAGAGTAATCGGTCAGAACCCGGTAGAGAGCCACAAAACGCCTCTGCTAAATCTAGGCCCAGCACGGTAGTAGCTCCGGCGACTAGGAGTACGTCCTCCAAACAGGTACGTTTGAAACAGTCGCAGTTAGCAATAATCAAAAAATTAGGGCTAACACCTGAGCAGTATGCCCGTGAACAAAACAAACTGGAGATTTAGAAATGGCTGAAAACAGACTAACTCGTGAATTAGACAACCGTGTAACAATGGAACGCCCCACGCATTGGGCTCCCCCAGAGTTACTCCCAGAGCCCGACAAACAGGCTGGTTTTTCGTATCGTTGGATTCGTACTTCAACACTTAACACGGCTGATCCCCGTAATCTATCTGCCAAACTCAGAGAAGGTTGGGAACCTGTGCGTATTGAAGAACAACCCCAATTTCAAATGCTAGTCGATCCAAATAGTCGCTTTAAGGACAACATTGAGATCGGCGGGTTATTGCTTTGCAAAACTCCTACTGAATTTGTTGAACAACGCAATAAGTATTATGCGCAACAAAGTAGTAATCAGACGGACGCTGTAGACAATAATTTAATGCGCCAAAGTGACCCAAGGATGCCTCTCTTTTCAGAGCGAAAATCCTCGACGACCTTTGGTAAAGGTTCTTAATTTTTTTATCTAGGAGATTTAAATGGCTTATCCAACCGTTTCTGCTCCCTATGGTCTAGACCCTGTTAACCGTGCCGACTTTATGCCCTATGCTGGGGCTACTCGTCTGCTACCAATTGCTAGTACTTATAATACTGCGATTTTCAACGGTGACATCGTTATGATTAAAGGTGGCAATGTTATTAAATCGAACGTTACTATTGATTCAACCACAGACAACACCGCTAACTTAACTTATGGTGTGTTTATGGGTGTTCAATATATCAACGGTCAAAGTCAAACCGTTCAAGCTCAGTACTACCCCGGTAATGCTGCTGCAAGTTCGGCTGTTGCTTATGTTGTTGACGATCCTATGGCAGCTTTTAAAGTAGCTATTACCTATTCTGGTAACGCTACTATTACTACAGCCAACTCGTCTATCGTTGGTACTAACCAAACATTACGTCAAGGTACAGGATCCACCAGCACTGGTGATTCCGCTGTTTCGCTTATTGCTCCCGTAGTTGGTAGCGGTAACGCAGCAACAGCACCTGTTCGTGTGATTGCAGTAGTTCCTGAAACAGCCACTGGCACAAACGCCTACACGGAAGTTATCGTGAAGTTCACTAATCCCCAAATTCTGTTGGCTGCGGCCCAGAATTACGTATAAGGAGCTAATTAAATGGCTATTTCACGTGCACAACTACTAAAAGAGTTGCTCCCCGGACTGAATGCATTGTTCGGTTTAGAGTATGCTCGCTACGGTGAAGAACATAAAGAGATCTACGAAACTGAGACCTCAGAGCGTTCTTTTGAAGAAGAAACAAAGCTTTCTGGCTTTTCTGCTGCTCCTGTTAAAAACGAAGGTTCTGCCATCGCTTTTGATAATGCGCAAGAAGCATGGACTGCTCGTTACAACCATGAAACTATCGCTTTGGGCTTCTCCCTCACGGAAGAGGCAATCGAAGACAACTTGTATGACTCGTTGTCAGCTCGGTATACCAAGGCTCTAGCTCGTGCTATGGCTTATACCAAACAGGTTAAAGCTGCTGCTGTGTTAAACAATGGCTTTACTTCCGGTTATAACGGCGGTGATGGTCAACCTTTATTCAGCGCAAGCCACCCATTGGTATCTGGCGGTACTAATAGCAACATCCCAGCAACCCCTGCCGACTTGAATGAGACTTCGTTAGAAGCCGCTGTTATTCAAATCGCTGCTTGGACTGATGAACGTGGTCTGTTAATCGCTGCTAAGCCTAAGAAGTTAGTTGTTCCTCCTGCACTTCAATTCGTTGCAACTCGTTTGCTCGAAACTGAATTACGTGTTGGTACAAACGACAACGATATCAACGCTATTAAGAACAATGGTTCTGTCTCGGAAGGTTATTGCATTAACCACTTCTTGACTGACTCTAATGGTTGGTTCTTGACCACTGACGTTCCAAACGGTATGAAGCACTTTGTTCGTACCCCACTGGCTCAGTCAATGGACGGCGACTTCGATACGGGCAACGTCCGCTATAAGTCACGTGAGCGTTATAGTTTTGGCTGGTCTGATCCTCTTGGTATGTACGGATCTGCTGGTGCTTAATTAGTCTTTATATAAGACTTACGAAGACCCCGCTCAAAAGGCGGGGTTTTTCTTTTCTTCGTGGTGGTGGATCCTGTGGCAATTTGCACATAAGACTATGCACTTTTTAATTTCTGCCCTAGCTTGTTTATATAAACCTTGTTGCGCTAGTTTATTAACGCTTTTATGAGCTAGTTTAAATACGTGGTGAAAATCCATTGCTGCTGGATGACTAAACCCACAATGAGTGCAACTAAGCGTTGCTTTAAAAGCCTGCCACTCTACCCGTTTATTTCTTCTGTGTTTGGCATTGGCGACTAAAACTTTTTGTTTGTTATCTGCATAATGTTTAGCAGAACTTTTTCTAGATGATTCTTTTTTTCTTGGATCGTTTGGATCTTTATAGGGCATTTTTTATATACATGGTAGGTTGTTTGCTATCAAAAGAATAAACTTTAATTTGGCCTCCAGAATATAAATCAACCTGACACGCCGCCCAACAAGCTTCTTCGGCTGTATGACCTAATGACATTCCCGCCAATGCTGCCAAGGTACCACTTCCTAAAGCGTCTTGAGTATAAATTTGCCAAAACCGTAAATCCTTACCAGAAACAAAAAGCCCTACTTCTGAAAGCAACATAAAATCTGCATCGTCTGCATCTTTTATAATGGGGACCTTACCCTTTTTACCTTCCATAAAGTATTGGACAACTTCTTGAATACTCATAGTACTTCCGGCTCCAGCTAGCCACCCTTGCGGAACTCGATATACTTTATCGCTATTTAATTCTTTAGTATCTGAGTCGTCATCAGAAGTCTGGCTATCGGAAACAATAATTTTTCTTCTAGCATCACCCACTATAGTAGTCATTTAGTTGCCATCATCCATAAGCCTACATTAGCACCTGCGTAACAAATGTAACAGATCAGCATCGGTATGTTCCCCTTAAGACCTTGTTCTACGGCTATATAAAAATAAATTATGCCTGTTACGATAATAAGCCAAGCACTCACGGCGCCCCCACGTATTTATTGAACTTTGCCTATTTTACCCAATATTCTTGCGCACTACTAAAAAAAGTAGTAATATCGTATAAACCGGGAAAACCGGCTTATTAGACTGTCCCGGCAGACAGCATATTGACTAATAAGCTGATCTTATATGCAAGGACAATTTATC